ATCTGCACTATCTCTCGCACCAACAGTAGGGATACTACGATGTCTTTCATACTCTAAAATATATACTTTATTATCTGGTGTAAGGGCAACTGTCATTATAACGCTAAAATCACTTGTCTTTGTATTAATATCTGTTGCAGGGTCACAACCACTAAACGTATTAACAGGAATCTTTTCACCACCAATAACAATAAAATTTATATCATTTTCGCGTAAATAGTAACCATTCCAATACTTAATATATGAACGCCCCCATACAGCTTCTTCTTCATTCTGCACTTCAAGTTCATACTCTTGATAGTATCCATGTATTCTATCTGCTTGTTGATAATCGTTTTTAATCCTATCAAGTTTTTCTCGCGGCATATAAGAATGCCACAATACGCCACCTTTCATTTCTGGTTGGGTAGATTTGTAATGTATTACATCCCAGGTATACTCATCTTTACTTTTAGTTTTTAAATACCCATCTAAAATGTTTTGACATAAACTATCAAAGTGAACAGGAGTCCCAGCAAAGACAAGTCTCCCATTAACATCGAGAGCAGGCTTAACACCATTATACACAATGTTCTTAATTTTCTCTCTTGAATCAAGAGTAACTGTATTAGTCTCACTCTCTGTATCATCCAATGCAACAATATCATATCTTTTCCCCAAATAGTTTTCTCCACGAACACTCGATAAATTAGACCTACTAATTAACTTAGCATTCGTGCTTGTTACAATATCTGTTTCTGTCCATTTTGTCCCAACAATATTCCCAAAATAATATTTAATCTTTTCATTTGTTTCAAGATGTTGCTTAATATACTGTAAATTAAGAATAGATTTCCTATGGTTATCAGATACCCATGCCATAAACATTAATTCTTCTGGGTCTTTAAATAGTATCTTATGCAAAAGGAGAGTTTTAAATAACTGAGTTTTACCAGAACTTCTTGGTAAAATTAAAGCTAATGATTTTGTCGTATTCTCTAATAATGCATCTGCTATTTCATAATGGAATACTGGACTCTCAGACTTACCAAAGTCACCAGAAAGAAACAGCTTCCCAAATGCTATTAAATCATCACGGGCTAACAATAAAGCCTGCTCTGCTTGATTAAGGTTTTGTTTATTTATATTAAACGAAGGTTCCATCGAACTTCTCTATAACCATCTGAATAAAATTATCTTTATCCTTATAAAAACGACATCCAATATTAATAATATGTGGAGGAATAAGTTTCGCACATTCTCCACTAACTTCAAAATATTTACAATATCCTGACAAGTCTTTAATTCCACCACCAGTCTTGTGGAACATACATGCCTGACATGAGTTTAGTTTGTTCTTCTTCATCGTCATATACTAATTCTGGCACTTCAAGCATTTCAATTAAAGCGACAATCTCCTTTTTATTCTCTTCAAAATCTAACTTTACTAATTTTTTTAATTTTATAATCGTTTCACCCAATGTCATCAGTATCTATTGTCTCCTCACTCGTATCCGCTATTTGCACACGTTCTGCTTTTTGTAATTGTTGAGGACTGAACCCCTGGAATAAACCAACAACACCAACATCACGTTGCTTAACCATAGACCCACTTGTCCCAATTATCTTACCCAGTTCTTTCGTTGATTGTAAAATAATATTCTCATCCTCTCCTCTATCCGCTAAATACTTTAAACGCCTTAATACATACTCATGGTCAATCCCAAGCTTCTTAGCAACATCTAGCGCCCCCTTTTCTACTTCTCTCATAATTCTCTCCTGTTTTAAAAGTATTAATGCTTTCTTTTTTGCTTTACTATAGTCACCAACACCATAAACATTTTGAACAGCTTCAACAGCATCCTTGCCAACGATAACTTCAGTAGCAAATAAGCGCTCCTTTTTAGTGATATTTTTTCTTGTTTTAAAATTTGAACCTGCTAACTTTAATGTTTTTGAAAATGTATATCTATTTGGGTGCTGGTCAAAATCAGTATCCATATATGTATTATCATTAATAAGAAATGTCCCAACAACTGTGCGCATCCAACCCTTATGTGCTTTCCAATTCTTTCTATCATTAGGGTGCTTTATACTCCCAAGCTTTAAAACTTGAACAATACCACCATCGTCTGCTTCTACCCAATCACCTTCTACAATGTCAACGCTTTTCCAATGTTTACTTATAATGTTCTTTTTAGCTGTAGCCTCAGCTACACTATCATAAACATAATGCTGTACCCCCTTTATTGACCTATATTCGATTTTACTTTATTCCTCTTCAGCGCTCTTATCATTAAACTCTTTTTCAAGGAACTCTGAAAACTCATCACCATTCCCCTGCAATTCAATGTATTTATCAATTATAGCCTCAACACTACCCACACGATAATGCATAACATCAACTGCCCTCTCAAGAACACTTATTGCCTTTACTATACTCCCCGTTGTTGCCCCTTTACGCTTCATCCCACACCCCCATTATCTGACATATTATTTTTTAAAAATGCAACTTCATCTGCAAGCGACTCAATAAGATAAAAAACATTTTTATCTAACTCATACGTTATACCATTAATCTCAATACTTAACTCACTGATATCACTATCTACACTAAAACGTAATAATGCCCTACATTGCTCAGCATAAGACAAATGCTTAATCTGGTTTATTAATTTACCCATATATACTCATTATCATAACCTAAATTTAATACATGCCCACGTGTTTATGCAAACAAAAAAAAATAAAAAAAATATTAACAACCCCCCACATTTATATAACTTATACAATATATAATATATAAAAAAATACGTTGTAATTACCTAAAAAATAGCTAGTAAATGTCGTATACAGTATAATTCACACCCCATACCGTTAAAAACGGATTTCTTTTATTTGAAATTACGTTATGTTTCATTAATCTTAACCAAAGGAATTATTATGATTGAATTCGAAATTGAAGGTTCAGTTGCAAAGACTATTCGCAAAGACGGCAAAATTACTACCAAGTATGTAACACAGTGGTTTAATGCAGCCTATGACACGAAGACTAAGAAAGCTTTCTACCTACGTGCAGGTGGTGTGCAGGGTGCTGAATTAGAACTACCAGCTGAACTTGTAAAAGCTATTACTGATTAACGTCAGTCCCCCTTAGGGGGAACAACACTGAATACGTGCGTGTATTTATATTAAACTATCAACCCTTATCTACTTAGTTCTATTGTATAAGCATGCTCTAATCCTATGTAGGCATCAATGTATATATATGTTGGTGCTTATTAGGATAAACGTGGGCAATACACGGTATAAATACACAGGTATAAGTATATTTATTTATATTATTATTTATTTATTTATTTAGATTATATATAGTGTGTAATGTATATATTATATATGACAATAGCAATAGGTCATATTATGCTATATATATAGTAATAAGTTAATATAGTATTTTTACTATATAACGTTTAATAATTTGAGTATTGAATCCTAACAACAAAGACACGGAGAGTAATATGAACCCATTATCGCTAACTGAACGTATAATAGAATTAGAAAAGATTGTTGAAGAATTATTCAAAACAATTAAAATGAATAATGTAATGCTTAAGTCTAAAATTAACGCACTGAAAAAAAGCTGAAATAGAAATTAAACCCAATCAAAAAGGAGAATAACATGGCAATTCAATATGTAAACTGTGGCTATTATGTAGTCATAAGGAAAGCTGACCATACAGCAGTATATGGTGGAACGTTGGAAGAGTGTAGAATTTGGAAAATCAATAACGATTCTTCTAAGTAATAATATATAGGTATTAACATGTAGGTAGACAGGAACGTTAACTAAGTTTATTCCTTTAATACAACAAAGCCTATTAATTATATAAATAATACAACAATAAAGAGAAAGAGTGACACATTATGGCAATATTTCAAATAGTATACAAGACAGGTTTCTTTAGTGAAAGGAAGACATTACTTATCGAAGCAACTAATAGAAAAAATGCATTAACAATATTTAATACATTCAATTTACCTGGATATGTTAAATCAATCAATAAAATGGAGATAATAATATGATACTTATACTATTAAGTCTTGCAGGTTGTGCTCTTTATGCAATAATACTAACATTCTTCTATTCTTATAACAATAGAGTAGAATATTACAATAACATGCACAATGCATGGGAACAATTATATAATAAAGATGCAACAATGTTTTATTATATTAATGATACAGAAGTCATGTGGGACACAGCAATTAAACATAATATTAAAACAAAGGACTTAATAAAGTATATTGTTAAGACATATAATATGGGTCTTGTCAATATGCCAAAAAAAGAATACTGGGTATAATATCTCACTATATTGAGATAATACGGTTTTGTGTGTTTAGTAAAACACATAGTCAAGATTGCAACTTGCATATATATATACAATTCGAGGGTTACGCAAGCCCTCTTTTACATTGTTATTATATTAAAAAGGAAAATAACATGACATATCTAATAGGTAGCGGTGAACAATCATCACCAAAAAGAATAATAAAAGTATATAAAACATTATATCAAAAAAGAATAATTAAAAAATATGGTGCTGCATATAAGCGTATGATAGAATTAATATTAAGATTATCTAAATTTAAAGAAGGAGAACAAAATGTTTAAAGATATATATTATAATTATCTTATAGATAATAATAAACAACAAGGATTAAAGCGACTCAAAACAAAACAAAAGGGTTGGCTTTCTATTAGTAGTGCTGGGAGTTGTAATAAGAAACAATACTATTCAACTATAAGAGAACAAGAAACAAATCCCCCAACTGAAGATAGTTTAGCCAAAATGCAACTTGGAACAATATTACATAGTGATTTTGAAAAAGCAATGAAACATCAAAGCGATATGAATAATAGTAATGATAAACAATATTATTATGAATATCCTGTTAAAATAGAAGAATTGCGACTTGAAGGCACATTAGATATGGCAATATATGATAGAGTTTTAAATGAATTATATGTTG